GAAGACGCGACCTTCGATTGGCTCGAAGAGCATTTCCCAAAAACGTTCACGGATTGTTACTTGACCAACAGTTTCACTCAGTACGAGACCGATAAGTCGGTTATAGCGAATAACCTCGGTCTTGGATTGATGATTGATGACAGTTATTACACGTGTAAAGAGTGTGAAGCAAGCGGGATATCATCGGTGCAGTTCATAGGCAGTCCGGTGTACCCTTGGTGCAAGGACGAACAGCACGTTATGACGGTACAACAATGGAAAGAAATCAGCGATCTTTTTAGGTACGACGAATAATTAGTTGTAAACCGTAAAATCCATAAACGTATTACTATCGAGCGTTATACACTTTACTATACAGCGTTTATCATTTGTTAGTACTATATTAGAAGTTAAAGAGGTTTTCGTGTACGTCGAAGACCCGGTCGTATTGGATAAATTCAGGAATATATCCGTCGCGCCTCTTATATTGAATATAGATTGAGCACCATCAATGACGTTCGTAAAATCTATATGTTTTATCTGGGTCGGAGGGTTAGATACATTGAACGTCTTGTAGGTCGTCCCGAACTGGTTCACTGTGATTGTATTACTCGCAATACTATACGCTCCATCCGTGTTACGCACAATTATATTACTTAACGACGTTGTACCGTTCACGTACAAGTTGGCCGAAGTGTTCATTTGACCTCCAATTGATACGTACTGGTACACGTTCGCTTGAGCCGCCTGGATGAAATTGGAAGCGTCCTCGTACCGCCCGGTCCCGAGAATTTGCATATCGAACGTCTGACCAGCTCCTGAACCAGTCACTTTTAAAATTATACCCATGTTCTGGACAAGGTTTGTCGCGCTGGTTGGCCTGGTAATCGTCAGTTTACCCGCGACATTGGAGACGTACACGATCTTGCCTATATCACCGCTTGCACCTAGACCTAACGTATCGACCATGACACTTGTGGATAACAAGTTCACAATGGGACCGTGGGTCACAATATAACCCGTATCGTTATTGTTGTAGTCTCTCAAGGCCAGGCCTATACAGGGCATCTTTGCAACGACACCGTTATCGGCGAGATGAAAATGAATTTCGCCTCCGTTGTTCGGTTCGGTATAGATAGCCTGACCTTTTGTGGTAGATTGCTTGAAAATCCCATTACCTGACACGAGCCGGAAATCACCTCCACCTGTATCGTCAACTCTCAAGATATGCAGGTCTTTATTGTAACTAAAGGAAGTAGCATCGGTCGTCAGAATATTGGACGAGTTGACAAATATGACCCCGTTGGATTGCAAAGTCGACATTTGGAACGCTCCGTTGGTGAATATATTGCCTCTGACTGATAACATATTACCTCCTACACTCGTATCCGAAATGTACAAGTTCGAACCTACGTCCAGTGTATGTACAGGACTAATGTTAGAAATACCAGTAAAACTCCCGATATTTGTAGTAAGGTTGTTCACCAAAATACCAGATGCTATCATGGTATTGCCACTAAATAAGTTACCGGTGGCTATGATTTGTGACAAGGTGTGCGGTGGAGTATTTGTAATATTAGAACCGTTACCTACAAAGTATGGAGCTGATAAAACACCTAAAGAGGTGATGGTAGCAAGTGTTTTCATAAGACACCCGTCTCCATCACTTGCCTGAATTGTACCCTTTGGACCCTTTGCTCTTGTTTTACTTAATAACTGTTCATAACTAAGTTGTCCGTAAACCATTTATAATACGTATATACTTTTTGTGAAAAGTAAAAACTATATACGTAACAGCCGTTCGCTCTAACCACTGAGCTACTATCTACGAGGAACCAGTGTCCCACTATTTACACCCCAAAGAAGCCTCACTTGTGCTTGGGCTTTCTTTTTAGTGGTAGCTTTTGAATGAACTTTACCCGTAACAGGGTTTTTAACGGAATATAAGTCCCGACCTCTTACTTTACGGATAACGTATGGCATTTATTTATAATTAACCAACAATTTAGTTGGAGAAGGCAAGACCTCCCATACCGGACTGGATGCGAAGAACGTTGTAGTTGACTGCGAACATGGCCAAGGTGGTGTTGTTGGTGGCATTGGTCTTAAGAGTAACTTCGACCTGGGAGTTATCAATACGAGAGAAGTTGCATGTACCGGTAGGCTGTAATTCCTCAGGCTTGAGGGCAAATGAGTAGCAGTACACTCCGGGGTAAGGGTTACCAGAGTGATGCATCATAGGCTGCATCTGGTTGAAGAACTTTCCGGATTGGGCCTTGAATCGGTCCTGACCGTTGAGGATAAGCTTGAAACTATCAACAGGTCCAGCAGAACGACGAGTTGCAACTGCACCATCCTCAACCCATTGAGAAGTTGAGACACTTGGTCCAGTAGCTACGGTCTGGGTACCTGATAGTACTTGAGGTACACCCACAGCCTGAGAAAGGGAACCAAGGAGAAAGACGTTCGACAAAGCTGCACCTACTCCCTTCAAAAAGTCGGGATTGGATTCAAGAACGACAGCGTTAGAGTCGACACAGTTGGAAGTGAAGTTCCACATCTTGGAGTTTAGGGTATCAGATCCTCCACAGGCCCACACAAGTTCCTTGACTGGGTGGTTGTAAGACAAACGGACTTGCTTCGTAGAAACACCGGTTGTTGAGGCGCTGAGAGTATCGGTACCGGTATGTTGAACCTGCTCAATAAGGTACTCATGTCCCTTCTGAGCGAACCGACGACGTTCCTCGGTATCGAGGTAGACGTAGTTACCCCACACCTTGATAGGAGAGGCTACCAAGTAGTTAGCAAAGTTGGAAGCCAAGTCAAAATCGATACGGACCTCATGGTACTGAAGAGCAATAAGAGGAAGGTACAGTCCAGGGTTGCGATTGAAGAAGAAGATGAGAGGTAAGAACACAGTTCCACCTCCTCCTGTAGTATCGCTGGTCAACTTAGCCCACTCAGCCTTTTTGTCGGCAGTGAGGTAAAGTTCAGAGTACAAACGCCACCATCGTTGGTAGTGCTTGTCAATACGCTGTCCACCAATGGACAATTCAACGGACTTGATAGCACGTTCGGCAGCCCATACTCCACTGACAACAGTGAGATCGCCTTCACGGGTAGCAAGGCTGGCAGCAGTCTTGAGTTCAAGGTACATGTCTCCGATCAAGTCACCGTTACGGGCAACGGTGACGGAAATACGCCCATCATTGGAAGCAGTACCGTTAACGGTCTGTTCAATGATTTCCATAGCAAAGTTAGTATGGCGCTTGTACACCGCCTGAAAAAACGTGACTTTAGGGTTTCCTGTGAGATAGACATCTTGTGCACCATAAGCTACGAGTTGCATAAGTCCTCCGGCCATTTGTGAATTGTATATACTCTACCAAGATTTTTTTTTCGACTGAACGCGGCAAAACCCTGTGAAAAAAAGGTTATCATTATATAATGTCAGACGAAGAGTGTGAAGAGGAACTTGATTTAGATATGATGCAAGAAATTGATTTCGCCGAGTTATTGTCAAAGTTATTAGCTACTGAAGAAGGCGAGACGATCGCAACCTCTCTTTCGAAAATAGCAAACAGTCTGGAGACCCAAAACAAGTTACTTGTTAAACTCGTATCCCATCTCATTAAAAAGCCTTAAAAAAATATTACTCTATTATTAGAAATGGAGGTTCATTATATACAACCTGAGAATGATCCATCGGAGTCACGTCTTGAGTTATTGAAATCACAGGTTCAGAGTTTGGATGCTGACAAGATACTTACGTTTATATCGCAACTTGAAAAACAATGGAGACTTGATTGTACAGGTGATCCGTGGATACCACTTACCAACTGTTTCAGACAGTTTTACAGTGAGACTGAACTGAACGAATCTGGATTACCAAAAGATTTGAATTCTGAACGTATTTACGAACAGAACAAACGTAAACAGAGAGTTCTTGGTGAGTTGTACCATCGAGCAGTCGCTCTGAATATTTTCGACCAGGATTCGACAGACGTGAACAATAACCAATACAAAGTTTCGGTACGTATAAACAGGCTCATCGATATGGCCGATGACGCCTACGAAATGATTTTCAGGTACATTAGACAGTACGAGCGTATAAACCACCCTACACTCATACCTATTAACTCGGACACCGAACATTCCATGTTTAGATGTACAACGATGGATTTGGATGATATAAGTCCGTACCAGCAACTTTTACTCGCAATGTTGAACGAGACGTACCTCTACAACATTCGCAAGTACAAGGGTCAATGCTGTAAACAAATCGAAACGGCTGATGGGTATGCAACCAAAGCATGGAAGCCCATCATGACCATCCCTGAATTTGTGTATAGTATAGCCCAGAAGGAAACTCGATTCGGGGTCTGGAAGAACCTCACATCAAAAGGTACAGCTGCCAAGGACACGATACGTCACTTGACAGAATGTAAAGATATTCAGTTTCCGGAAATACAGAAAAATAGACACGTATGGTCATTCAATAACGGATTATTCGTAGGAAAAGAATGGCACCCTTTGTCGGGTAAGTACATATCGAGGTTTTACCCGTACGAGAGTAACGAGTTTCGGTGTTTAGATCCAACGATCGTGAGTTCCAAGTACTTTGACAAGACGTTCAAGCGGTACGATGATATTGAGGACTGGTGGGATATCCCGACGCCTCACTTTCAGAGCGTCCTGAACTACCAGAACTTTGAGACTGATGTATCCAAATGGCTATATGTCATGGGTGGCAAGATGTGTTTTGATGTTGGGGATATAGACCGCTGGCAAATCATCCCGTTCTTGAAAGGTATAGCTCGCTCCGGTAAGTCGACCATCATTACCAAAGTGTTCAAGAAGTTTTACGAGTCGGATGATGTGCGTACACTTTCCAACAATATCGAAAAGAAGTTTGGTCTGTCGAGTATCTACGACGGGTTCATGTTCATTGCTCCCGAGGTCAAAGGCGATTTGTGCCTGGAACAAGCCGAGTTTCAGAGTTTGGTGAGCGGTGAGGACGTATCGGTGGCCAGAAAGTTCGAGAAGGCCCACTCGGTCGAGTGGAAAACGCCGGGAATACTGGGCGGTAACGAGGTACCCAACTGGAAAGATAATTCGGGCAGTGTCTTACGACGTATCTTGCCCTGGAATTTCAGTAAACAGGTCCATAACGCCGATCCGCATCTCGATGACAAGTTGGAGCTCGAGTTGCCGGTGATACTTTTGAAATGTGTGAGGGCCTATCTGGAATACGCCCAGAAGTACTCGGATCAGGATATATGGAACATTGTACCAAAGTACTTCAAGAGTATCCAGACCCAAGTGGCCATGATTACGAACAGTCTCCAGAACTTCCTGGCGTCCGAGAAGGTGCGGTACGCCGAAGACGCGTTCTGTCCCCAGAAGATATTCGTGCAAGTGTTCAACCAGCACTGCCAAGAG